TATCGTTATTTACCAAAAACTGAAAGATATGTATTGCCGATGCGTATTAGAATTTCAAAAGATAGTGAAAATACGGATATTAATTGTTCAAATACTTTAAAAGGAGCGAATGTAAATGAATTAAAAATGAAAACGATGGTAGTTCCATTTTAATAATAGTTATATGGTATTATATTTGTTTTAGTGTATATTTTATTCATAAAATAATTTTTAAGAATATTTTCATTATATTTGTATTCTTTATTTTTTTTTATATCTTCATAATCTTTATCTAAATAACCTTCGTCCAATATATTTTCTAATAAAATTTTATTTATATTATCGTGAATATATTCATCTTTAATAGAAATGTGATTATCGCAAGTTAAACAATCTATATTATCATTATTAAAACTGGTAATAGTAAATGAATTTGAATTATTAACATCTTTAAGATATAGATTATTATTAATATTATAATTAGATACATTACCAATTATATTAAAATAAATAATATGAAAATCGTTATTATAAAATATAATAAAATTTATATGTTTACCGAATAATTTATTTTTAGTATATAATAATAAATCTAAATTAAGTAATAAATTATTATTATTATTTAAATCATATTTAACAAATTTTAATACATCAGTAATAATATTAATATTATAATCTTTTAAAATAGTATAAATATATTTAATAAATTTAAAATAAATTTTATAATAATCTGAAGTATTAGTTGTAGTAATCCAATTAGACCATTTGATATTTTCAGTAATATGTATTATATTATTGATATTATTTTCAATATTAAAAATTTTTACTAATTTATTTTTGTAATCTTTATTATTAAGTTCAACATAGTCTAAATTACAATTTAAATAATTAAGATTATTATCTGGAATAGAATCTATATAATAATGCGGTTTGTAATTAGAATCTATAGATTTATAAAAAGATTTATGTAAATTGTTTGTATTATTGTGAAAAATAGTAAAATTTTCAATTAAACACTTTGAAGTTATAATAAAAATTATAATAATAATTAAAATAATAAGTATGGCTTTCATATTATTTTATCTTCTTAATATAATAGTATATTTATAAAAATGTATTCTAGAAAATACATTATTATTTTAATTTATATAACATTATTGTTACTACTATTTTTAATAAAACCTTCTTTATTATTTGATGAAAATGGTAATATAAAAAACTTTGGTTTCGAAAGTAATAATAATAAATCATTATTAAGTATAGAGATATTGATACCAATACTGGCGATAATTTCATATATAATATATATGGCAATAGATATTATATTATAATATGAATATAGATGAAAAAATAAAAGGTTTAATAAATTCAAATGATAAAATGATTAGTTTTGAAAGTTGTAAAATAATACATGGAAAACCGGGTATTGGTAAAAGTTATACAATAAAAAAAATATGCGATGATTTAAATTTAAATACAATATTAATAAATGATATAAATGTGAATAATTCAAATGAATTTGAAGATATAATAAATAAAACAGTTAATACAAAAAATTTCATAAATTTATTTAAAAATAATGAGGAAAGAAAAAAAATAATATTAATAGATGATTATGATGTATTGTTATCAATAGATAGAACAATAAATAATACATTATATAATATATTATTAAATAAAAAATTAAAGAATATCGGTATAATATGTATATGTAATAGTGAATTAATAAAAAAGATAGGAAATATAAAGAAAAAATGTGAGATAATAGAATATAAAATAGAAAATAAAAACGAAATATTAAAAATATTATCATTAAATAATAAAATAAATAAAAAAGAATTAGAAAATATTATTGATAAGACAAATGGAAACATAGAACAAGCACTAAAAATGATAAAATATAAAGATTTAAATTTGATGGATGAAGTTGATAATATTGAATATTTATATAAAGAAAAATGTAAGTTGGATAATATAATTAATATAATAGTAAAAGAATTATGGTTAGTACCATTAAGATATCATGAAAATTTAATAAGTGAATTAAAAAATAGAAAAATAAAGATAGTAGAAAAGACAGAAATATATAAAAAGTTTTTATTAAATTTATGTTATTTTGATTTACAAATTAATTATGGTTTAATAGATAATGGTATAAATATAATAAGTAATAATATATTTGAGATAACAAATATAGAGTTAAAAAGGAAAAAGACAGAAAAAAAAAAGGATAATTTTACAAAATTATTAAGTTATTTATCATTACAAAAAAAAATAATAAAGAAGGGATATATATATAACGAGAATTTTTATCAAATAGGTAATTACCATATAAATTCTATAAACATAAATTTATATGTATAGAATAGATAGATAATATATAATTAATGTCAGAGGGTCAAAATAATAGTATATTTAATTCTGTAAGTGATTCTACAAATAATGCCGTAGATAATGTTAAAAGTACGAGTAAAGAAGTATATGATAAATCATTAGAAACAATAAATAGTCTTGGAAGTAGACCGGAAGCAATTATAGGATTGATATTTGTAATATTATTCGCTTGTATAATAGCATATATGATGTATAATTATATAACAAAAACAATTTTACAACAATCTAAATTAGTTATATCACAAACTAAATTACCTGTATTATGTAATCAAATAAATGAATATACACTAGAAAAAGAATTATCAAGTGGTAATGGGAAAAAAAGAACATATACTTTTTGGATATACATGAAAACACCATCATCAACATCATTCAAAAATATTTTATATATAGGTGAAAAAAATAATATAGGTAATAGAAATATACAAGTATTTTTAGATAGACAAAAAAATAAAATGTTTATTCGATTTAAAAAATCTACTATAGATGGTGTTCAACAAACTGATTATAGTTCAAGTGATTTAAATGATCAATTTAGTTCAGAATTAACAGCAAGTTATTCTGATGAATTCAAACAATATATGAGACAAGGAGTAGTAATTGAATATATACCTATACAAAGATGGGTACATATTGGTATAGTTTTGAATGATTATGGAAGCACACATGGGGGAAGTATTGCAACATATGTAGATGGTGAATTAGTAGGTATAGCAAATCAAGGAGAAGCTTGTAGAGGATTAGGAGCAACAACATTAACGGATATAACTTATGATTTTAATAATTTAGAAATAGATACTTTTAAAACATTGGTAATAGGTGGAAATATGGATTCTCAATCAGGAACTATTGGATTTCAGGGATTATTATGTAAGTTTTCTATTTTCAATTATGACTTGAATGATAGAGATATATATAATAATTATAATGAAGGTCCAATAGATGGCTTTATGGCTAAATTAGGTTTAGGAGCGTATGGAGTACGTAGCCCAATATATAGAATAGAGTAGTGATTTTTTTTATAATAAAATATTAAGATAAAATATATTTATTAAATAGAGTGATTAATAATAAAAATGATATCAAAATTATTACAAGTAATATTATCAATAACTATACTACTTATATTATTATTTATAGCGTTTATGGTTTATAATTATGAAAGAAATGATATATTAAAAAATTCAAAAAATATTAAAAAGAAAATTAAAATATTCGAAGGTATTTATGATTATTCTATAAATAATAAAGAAACATATGATACATATTCTGTTAATAAAAATTTGTATAAAGACTTAAGCCCATCTATAAATCAACGCGGTGGTGCTGAATATTCATATAATTTTTGGTTAAAGATTGATAGAGGTTCTATGCCTTCAACACTGGCAGACGATATAATATTATTTTTAAGAGGAAGTATATTGCAAGTTCCTTATAAAAATACACCATTAGCACAAGATATAGAAGGCAAAAATTGTATATTAGAGAAAAATGGAAAATATATATTAGTAAAAAATCCTTTAATAAGAATTGATCCAATAGGTTCTTCAATTATAGTTGAATATAATACATTAACTAATCCAGACTCATATAGAGAATCGGGAATTAGTAAAATAAGCTGTTTAGATAAGGATTCGTGGGACGATAGAAATAGAGGTTTATTAGGTATATATAATATGAATTCATCAGAATATAATAATAAATGGTTTATGGTTACAGTTGTATTAAGAGAAATAACTCCGGAAAATGATATATTAAATAAATTTAAAACCTCTTGTAAAATATACTTAAATGGTATTAAAATGTTAGATAGAGAGGTAGAAGCTCCTTATAATGGCATTGAAGACAATCTTGAAGGTTCGGCAGCAATGAAACATAATAATTCGCCTTTACATTTAAATCCCGGAGATATATTAAATCAAACTAATATTGATGCTAATCAAAAATTGTTTGTTAGTGAATCAAAATCGCCTTTACAAATGGCAGATTTAACTTATTTTAATTATTCAATAACAGATAATCAAATTAGATCATTATTTAATGGCGGTTTTAGTAAAAAACCTTTTGTACCAGCGGCACCACCTGATGCATTAGCATATCCAATAGCAGATATAAATAAAAATACATTATATAGTAATGTTAAGCCTTATTAATTTATATAAAAATATTAATATAAGTTAAAGTATATATATTATGAGTATTGGAGCAGGATTATTACAATTAATATGTACAGAAAATACTGATGAATATTTATGTGAAAAGGAAAATTCTTTTAAATATAGTTATGATAAAATAAATAAATTCTCAAAAATTAACTATCGTGTTGATTTTGAAAACTTACCAGTATTATATTCAAATTATACAACAGAAAAAATTTTTTATTCTAATAATTTGGCTAATAAAGGAGATTTATTAGAAAAATTATATTTTTGTTGTACTTTACCTGAAATATATGCTAGTAATTCTTTAAAATTTAGATGGGTAAAAAAAATAGGTTTAAAAATAATAAAAAGTATTGAATTTCAAATTGGTGCTACAACAGTACAAAAATTTACAAATCATTGGTTAAATATTGTAGAAGAATTATTAAATGATAATTGTGGTTATAATAAAATGATAGGTAATGTAGAAGAATTAACAAATCCACATTTAACTAATAATAAAAAAATTGTAATATCAAATAATAGATTTAACTTTTATTATTATCCAAATTCTGATAGAGAAGAAAATATACCATCTATAAGAAAATATGATTTAAGAATACCTTTACCTTTTTGGTTTAGTAAAGATGTTACAATGGCTTTACCAATATTATTATTTCAAAATAATCCAATAAAGATTAAAATAATATTAGAGGATAGTGAAAAATTATATCAAGTTTATTCTGAAAAATTAAATAGATATATTAGTCCTAGATTATATAATGATTTAGAAAGAATAAATAATTCACAACACAATGATATAACATTATCTAATTTTTTAAAAGAAACAAATAGTAATAATGTAATAGATATTAAAAGTCATTTACTAACAACAAATATATATTTAGATAGAGAGCAATATCGTAATTATAAAAAAAAGGTAATGCATGAATATTTATTTGATGACATAATAGAATTTAATGATGATTTGCGATTAAATAATAATGAACAAACAATAACATTAAATGTTATATCAAAACCATTAAAAGAAATATTTTGGGTGATATATAGAGATAATAATGACCATACTAATGAACATTTTAATTATACTGCTTCAATTAGTGAACAAGATAATTATGATATTTTAGAACACGCAACTTATAAAATAGCAAACGAATATTTAATATTTGAAGAAATTGATAATAATTACTTTGATAATATACAACCACATGAATATCATAGTAATATACCACGTAATAAAGGTATATATATGTATAGTTTTTCTTTAAATCCAGAAGGTAAAGATTCATCTGGACATTTTAATGCTGTTGTTGATAATAAATTAAAATTAAAAATAAAGACTTATAAAGATGAGGATGGTAATTATAATTTACAAAAAATAGTTGATCAAAAAATCGAAAATAATGATTTAAATTTAGGTGTATTAAAATATAAAATAAAGATATTTTTGGTATGTCATAATTTTTTAAATATAACAAATGGAACAGCAAATTTAAAATTAATATAATTGTAAATTATAGATATGGATTTGACATTTTTTATTATATGTGTTATATTAATTTATTTAATTTATTATTTAATTAACTGTATTCAATCTTTAAATAATGAATTAAAAGAGGTTAAAACCAAATGTATAAAGACTGAAAATGATATTCCTTTAGATGTTAATACTCCAAATGTTAATGATACACTAAGACAAGAAACTGTTACGTTAATAGATTATTTTAAAAGATTTTTAATTAAATAAAATTATATTTTTTTTCCATATATTTAATATATCTTTATGAATTTTATAAATATATATATAATTAAAGATATAATAAATATAAAAAATATATAAGATAATAAATACATTATTTTAAAAAATAATCTTGGATCTTTATCACATTTAGTTATTTTACTTAAATATAACCATGCTTTTCTTACAAACTTTGGTACTAACCAATTATTTGAATTTTCTGTTTCTTCAATAGTTTGATAAATTAAAGGTATATTATAGTAATATTTATTAAAATTGAAATATATTTGAAATAAATCCCAACAAATAAGATTTTTATAATTGTAATTTAAAACATTATTTCTATATTTTTTTGAAAATATAATAGAATGTGTATAAATATTAAAAATAGATTTATTAATATATAAATTATATGGATAAAATATAAAAGGAATTGTTCCTAAATAAAATGAGAAAGATGTATCTTTTTTGTTTAATATAAAGTTATCTATATTTTTAATGACATTTAAATCTTTTAATTTATCATCAAAAACAAAATCATCTTCTAGTACTAATATATTATTATAATTTTTTTTATTTGCATGATTAAAACATGTAATATTAGCGTCAATTAAATCTATAGCAGAATTAGTAACATAATCTCTCTTTTTCCCATTTTTCCACCCTTTATTGAATAATATATATATAGTATCTGTTGGGGAAATATTATTTAATTGATTTATAATATTATTATATCTATCATTATTACCTTCTAAATATATTATATATGTAGCATCGACGCTATTATTTAATATTCCATTAGAATAATTAAATTTTTTTAACAAATACGAATTACTCATTTAATATTATAAAATCTTAAATAATTAATAAAAAAAACACATAATTATACTAAATTATTCTTTACCCATTTATATATATCTTCTAAATTTCTTAATCCTTTATATTCAGATATTTTAACACCATTTTTCGTTAATTGTATATGAGGGAAACCTCTTATACCGTGTGTTCTACATAATTTATCATAGTCAGGAGTTTCTGGTCCAATTTCTACAGCATATTTTCCTAATTCAGGATGTACTTTTATTTTACCCCAAGTAGTTTTAAATTTGTTACAATGATGACAACCATTCATAGAATAAAATTCTAATTTAGTATCATCTTTATTTTCAAATTTTTCTCTACGTTTTTTAGAATAAAACTGTTCAATAACATCAAGTTGTTTAGACATATTATTTACTTTATTATCATTTACAAATAAAGGTATTGCTAATGCTAATAATAATAGTAATAATCCTAATAAAATAATAGTAGTTGAATTAAAATAACTATTTTTATTTACCATAATATCTATATATTAAAAAGATAATTTATTCATATTCAATTATATAAGAAAAATTTTCTTTAATATTATCTATAGTTTTTATATTATTAGATGTTAATACGATTCTTTCATTAATATTTAAATCTTTAAAATCATTCATAATTTTAATTGAAAAATTATTATCATATAATAACATAAAATTTTTCAATCTATATAAATTTATATTATTATTATTTATAATTATCAAAATTCTATATATATTATAATATTTATAAATGTAATCTATATAATTAAGAATATGTAAAATATTATTGAACATATATTATAAATTAATAAATTTCTTATATTAAAAATAATATAAGATTAAAAAATCATTAATAATTAAGTGATATGAATAATGATGATTTAATTAAAATAGATATTAGTGAATTTAAAAATAAATTTGATGATTATATTATAAAAAACATAGATTTAAATGATAAAATTATTGAAAAAAAAGAATTTTTAATTAATAATTTTGATTGTTTTAAAGATAAATATGATTCAAAATTTTTATGGGAGAAAAAAAAGAAAAAATTTACAAATATTAAATCAAACAAGAAAATACATACTTTTACAACAAATTTAACAGATACAAGTAAAAATAAAAAATCATTTATAAGTTTATTGAATAAACTAACAAGTAATAATAAAAAATCAATTATAAATGATATAGAAAGCATAATATCAACAAATGATAATTTAGAAGAATTAACAAGTATTGTATTTACAAATATATCAAAAAACTATAACGAATTATATTTAGATATTTTGTATATAATTTATAATAAAAATAATAAAATAATCGATAATTATTATAATGATTATATAAATACTAATAAATGGTTATTATTAAATGAATATAATGATGTAAATATAATGGATGAAAAAAATTATGAATTGTTTTGTGAATATAAAAAATTCAAATCAAATAATAAAAATATATTAAATTCATTACTATTTTTTAAATCAAATAATGATTTAATTAATGATTTAATTAATTATTTAATAGAAAAAATAATAGAAAAAATATTAATAAAAAATAATTTTAAATCATATGTTGTTAATTATTATTTAGAATTATTAGATATCTTTAAAAAACATATAACTAACGATAATTATAATAAATTAGAAGATTTAAAAATAAATAACTATGATAAATCAACAAAATTTTTATATAATAATTTATTTATTAAAGATTGACAACTTTTTTTCCTATATTATAATAGATAGATATATATATTAGATATGAATATAATGACACCCTCTTATATTGCGAACTTTATAATTAACTTATTTATATTTATATTACTAGTATCTGTATATACATATATAGAAAAATTAGAAAAATCTGGTAATTGCGAATGTGCTTTTAAATATCCTCATGTAGGATTTATAAAATCATTTAGTATATTTGCTTTAGTATTTGTATTATTTATTATGTTTGTACCACCTGGAACAATATTAGCCTCAATATTTGGTAAAGAAATAACAGGATTATACTTATTTGTAATATTTGTATTTTATATTGTATTTGCGGTATACTTATTTATGTGTATGACTTATACAAGAATGCTTATAACTGAAAAATGTAAATGTTCTGAAGATATTAGAAGAGAATTAATATTTGCCGGTTCAACAATTGAAATGATATTATTAGTATTAATGTTATTAGTATTATTAATATTCCCTATAATATTATCAAGTATATCAATATTCTTCACAAATGCTAAAAGTATAACAAAGGGTTTAGAATCTAACTTAAAAAATCCTGTAAAGGGAATTAAAGATGTACCTGCTAATTTATCAAAAGCGTCTTCACAAGTTAAATCAATTGTTAAAAAGACTGCAGAAGGCGTTAAATCATTAGGAAAAAAAAACTAAATATTTAAACTTCTAATATTTTTATTATTTGATTTCTTTTTATTAGATTTTAATATATTAATATCTGCTGTATCTTCTATAATTGAAGTTATTTCTTCATCACTAATTGATAATGTTTCAATATTATTTTCTCGTTTATTTGATACATTTATATTTTTATGTACACTATCTATAATTGAATCTATTTCACTTATTGAATCATTGTCATCATTTGATACTCTATTATTCATATTATTTCTTGCTGAACCACTATTGATATTATTAAATAAACCACTTACCATTCCAAATAATCCCGGTCCATTATTTTGAGTTGTTTGTTTATTGTTTTGTGGTAATATATATTCTTTTGCCGCTGCTTGTTGAAATTGTTTCATTAAATCAGGATTAGATTTTAATACATTTTCTACATCAGGTAATGGTTGTTCTTTAAACATTCTATTTGTTAAATGAAACATAAATGCACTTCCAGACAAACTAATAAATAATCTTAATTCAGGTGCCATTTTTTTACCAGAACTCTTATATTTTTCATGTAATTCTTCAAATATATCATCATAATCGTTAATATTATCATGAACTTGTTCAGACCATCCATCTAATTGTATAGTAAACGGGTCATATCTATTATTAAGATATTCTGAACCAGTAACAAAAGCCATAAGCATTTTTCTTTGAAAACGAATACTATTATCAATTTCTTTTTCTTTTAAAAGTTTAGTATATTCTAATTTCATTTCTTCCAAATCAGAATTTAAATTAAATTTAAAAGGAATTTTATATCCTCTTTGTTCTAATCTGTCTAATTGATAAATAATTTCTTTTTTTTCTCTTATTATTTCACTTTGAGAACTTTTATTTTCTTTTCTAACTATATCACTTCTTCTACTCGAAGTTGAACTTCTTGAACTTCCACCACTGCTACTTGATGCTTCAGATGAACTATCGCTACTTGATGATTTTCCTGATTTTTTTTTTACTGATGCTACAGAACTTCCAGATTCTGATGAACTATCACTTGCTGATGATACTGAAGCAGCAGAACTTACAGAACTTGCTGATGATGAAGAAATAATATCTTCACTTATTTTTTTTTTATTAAATATAATATCATCACCTGCTCTCAAACCAGAATTGTTGTTAGAATAATTATTTTTATTTAAATTAAATATATCATTATTTGAATTACTTTCAAAATTCATTATATATATATAATAAATTTATTATGTTTAAATAAAAATACGCATAACTATATAAGGTATTTATGTTTATAAATAAATAATGTCTAATATATATTTTGACTTTAATTTTAATAGTAATTGTTTAAATTATGTATCAATTAAATTAAAAAATGGATTAGGTAATCAATTATTACAATTAGGAGTTGCATATTCATATGCTATTAATAATAATAAAAGACTAGTTTTATTTGATGAAAATGTTTATTATAGATATTTATTTGATAATAAAATTGATATAATTATGAATACAAATAACTATGATATTTACAATGAGTTAATTAGTAATAATAATACTAATATATTATTAGATGGTAATTTTAGATCTTTTAATAATCTTAAAACAAATGATAATAGTACAAGAAATTTTTTAAGAAATTTAGTTTATTCCTCTAATAATTTAATGTATACAACTTATAATATTTATAATGCTTTGAAATCACATTTTACAAAAATAAATAATGTTTTATGTGATGACGATGATATAGTATCAATACATATAAATATAAATAACAATGATAAATTAGATATTAATTATTATAATAATGCTTTAAATATAGTAAATAGAAAAAATGTAATTGTATTTTCAGATAACATTGAATGGTGTAAAAAAAACATAATTAATGATAATTATAATATATATTATTCAACATTTTATCAAGATGAAATTGAATTTATTTTACTATCATTTATAAAACATAATATTGTATCAAATTCATTATATAGTATAATGGCGTCATATATTAGTTATTATGAAACTAAAAAAATAATTGTAGCACCAGTAAATAATAATAATACATATCACGAAGATATAACACATTATATTTAATAAAATATGGTTTTATTTATAAAAATAATTAACGCCCCCAACAGGGATCGAACCTGTGACCTAACGGTTAACAGCCGTTCGCTCTAACCAACTGAGCTATGAGGGCGGTGAATTTCTTCACAATATATAATATTGTTTAATCTTTATATAATTTTAACAAAAAATGATTTAATATATAATAATATTATTTAAGACTCTTGTCTTGGTATAGCAATGTTCCAAACCGAAATGATTTACGAAATCAGTGATATTGTTATTGATGTATCCAATATTAAGTATTGTGTAGGACCTTGTAATTCAAAAAAAGAGGAACCAGAACCTATTACTATAAATAATAAAAAGAATTATATATTTAAACCAAATAATGGTGGTAGATATAAAGAATATATATATCAAATTGATAATGATCGTAATATTATATTAAAAAATGCGAGGATGTGTTATAATTGCAATAATAGATATCTAGAATTTATAGAGGAGGAACATATAGAAGGTATTATAAAAGACGGGAATATAATAAGGCAAAAACTTAAAATTTAAAAAGAGTACATGTTTATAATTTTTATAAATTTTTATAAAACATTTTATATTTTTTTAAATTTTATTAAACATGTACTCTTTTTAAATTTTAAGTTTATTTACTGAAAATAAATATCAACGTTCTTTCTTTATTTTTTCATACCATTTAATATATTTAAAATGTAAACTAACCATAGATATAGGAATCATTGATTTTTATATAAACTATACCTTAAATCAATATAAAAAAATAATTATATTAATAATAAAGGATGTCTTATATTACAAAATGTTTAATTACTCTTATTATGATTGAAACTGTAATGTGTTTTGATTGTAATTTATTTCCAATTTTAAATAAATTATTTAATAAAAATAAAATTAGATATAATAAAAAACCCAATATGAATTATTTAAAAGATAAACTTTATTTTGATAAAAAGGCTGAAAAAATTGTGGGTAAAAAAAAATAATATAAAAATAATATATATTTATAATATAGAAAGTTATGTATAATGTTTATTAAAATTAGTAATAAAAATTTTTCTATTACATTGTGTAAGTTATTTTTTAAATCTCCAATAAATAAATCATTGAGTAGCAGTGATTATAATTGGATTTATAATATGAAAAGATTTGATTATATTCCGTGTTCTTGTAATAATATAAGTGAATGTCGAAGTAAAAAAAAAGTAGACAAAAACATAAAAATAAACAATTTTGATATAAGTATGTTAAAACAAATTTCAAATTTAAGGGGAAATTATATATAAAATTTATATATATTTATTTTTATATATTATATGTATTATAATATTATTGGTATTCCTAAAGAATTAAAAAATAACGAATCGAGAGTTATTTTTAATCCTTTAGTAGTTAATAATCTTGTTTCTATCGGTTTTAAAGTTATTATTCAAAAAAATGCTGGAATTTTATCCAATTATATCGATAATGATTATATTATAAATGGAGCAACAATATATGAAACAATAGAAGAAATTTATGAAAATGCAAATATTATATTTAAAGTAAAAGAACCACAAGAATACGAATATAATTTAATAAAAGACTACCATACAATTGTTGGATTTTTTCATTTTGCTGGAAATACTGATTTAAGATTAAATATAATAAAATCACAGGCTTGTTGTGTAGCATTAGAGAGTGTAAAAGATAATAATGGTAATTACCCGATATTAAAAGAGATGTCTATATTGGCAGGAAAAAATTCATTAAATATTTCATATAATTTCTTCAATGAAAAAATATTTAATAAAAAACTTGTAATTATAGGTTTAGGCAATGTTGGTAATGCTTCTTTAACAGAAGCTTTATTAAAAAACTATAATAATATACATTTAATTGATATAAATTATTCTAAATTATATAATTTAAAAATAATTAATAAAACTCTTAATATATATGAATATACTCCTGAAAATTTAAATATCATAATGAAAAATGCAGATATTGTTATTGGCTCTATATATAATAATGTTAAAAAGACTGATAAAATAATAAATGATGAACATCTAAATCTCATGAATGATAATTCAATATTTATTGATGTATGTATTGATCAAGGCGGGATGACAACAAGATCTATAACAAAATCTTTAGATGATCCATATAATATATATAATAATAAATATATTTATTGTGTTCCCAATATTCCATCATTAAATGGTAAAGAGGCTACAGATATATTATCAAACATTGTTTATAGTTATTTTAATGAAAGTTTAAAGAGTGTAATGATAAATAATAAGAGTTATAAGGATATAATAATTAATGATAATATAGTTAGCAGTGCTATAAATATAATAAATGGTAATATATTAAATAATAATATATTATAAAAGACTAACTTTTACTTTTAATTGTTGGAATAATAGATAAATCACTTACTAATATTTTTTTGCTTTTGCTTTCATCTGGGTATATTTCATTAGTTTTATAATAATTTATCATATGTCTTGGATTATCAATGTTAAATCTTGTATTAAATGGTAATAATACTTCTTTTTCTTCATATGGACTTAAAATATCTATTAAAATAAGTTTACTAAATTCAGGAGCAATAATTCTAATAACACAACAACTTATATTAGCATATGATAATGCTGTTTTATAATCAAATGTTAAACTACTTAATGTATTAGATATATGTAAGTCTTTAGAAGAATTTTTTAAATAGTAATCATCATTTGTACCTTATATGATTATCAATATTTATAGTATCATATTTAATTGTTGTTTTTTCTAAATTAAATTTTTTTGATAGTTCATGATATTTTTTGTAATAATCACATAATTTTTAATCTTCAGAATCTAAATATATATCATTATTTAATTATATTTTTTTACATGCTATATAAAGCTTTTTAGTAATGATTGTTGAATTTTTTTTGATATTTTACTCATAATTATTCTATTATTAACAAAGACAAATAAAAATTATATTATTATTGATAAAATACAAATATCTAGAATATAAATTTTAAGTTTTTAATCAGTTCTTCAAGAACATTTACAACTATACTATTACCGAGATAAAATAAAATACATTTTTAATATTTAAAATGAAAAAAATAAATCACCCTCAGTGGGGCTCGAACCCACGACCACAAGGTTAAAAGCCTTGCGCTCTACCGACTGAGCTATGAGGGCTTATATAATATATATATTAAACCTTTATATATATTTATGCGCTAGCATATCTACGAAACGGTTCAAAAATAGGCACTTCTTCTTGATAATTTTTATTGAAACATATTAATTTTTTATAATAATCTTTATTATTATTTACTAAATTATAAGTATAATTAACTAAAAATATTATAAATATTACACCTAATAATTTCACAATTAGATTTAATTTAACATTTTCAAATAAAGTTAAGGTAAATAATATAACAAAAAACAATAATAAAAATACTAATAATATATGTCCAATAATGTCTATATTATTAATCATTTTTTCAAATCTATTATTAGCTAAGAATATTTATGTCTAATTATTTAATAATTATATTAGATTTAGATAATACAATTATAGGCAATTGTTGTTATCAAGCAGATTTATATAATTTACAAAAAATACAAAAAAAATATAAAATGAAAATAATTAATAATATTAATGTATCTTATAATAAAAACTGTAATTTATTGAGACCACACTTTAAATATTTTTATGAAAATATAAAAAAAATATATGAAAATGTATATATATATATTTATACAGCTTCAGAAAAAAATTGGGCAAATATAGAAGTCAAAATGATAGAAAGAAATTTAGATATAGAATTTGATAAACCAATATTTACGAGGGATGATTGTATAATAGATAGTAAAAAAGAATATAAAAAGGTAATAAATAAAATCATACCAAAAATAAAAAGAAATATTAAAGATGATATTGAAGATATCAAAAATAATTTATTAATTATTGATAATAATGATACATTTATAGATTATAAAACAAATTTTTTATTATGTAAATCTTATGATTTCATACATTATATTGATATATGGAAAAATATTAATAATGACTATTATAAAAATAGCGAATTAACAAATTATATAATTAGATTAATAAATAATAATAAAATACATAAATATGTAAATATAAATGATAAAAATTTAGAAAATATCTATAAATGGAAATATAAAAAATATAAAAAAATAAATAAAACAAATAAAAAATTTATTAAAGATACTTTTTGGAAAGATTTAACTGATATTATAATCGATAATAAATTTAAGAAATTTAATAAAGACACTATATATTATTTACAAAAAAAATTAAATAATTAAATTACAATCATATAATTCAATACCAATATTTTCTTTACTTGTTTTTTTAATATATGATACTGTTTGTAATAAAGTGTCCGCTAAATCATCTTTCTTTTTATGTTCCATAAAATATTTTTCTAATAAAATATTATCTTTTATATAATATTTGGTTATTTCAATAGCATCATTTTTATTATTTCTATATTTATCACGCTTTTGTTCTTTTTTAGTTCTATTAGCATCAATTTTAACTAATGGTTCTGGTTTATAATCATGATTTTGTAATTTTAATGTAGCATTTACAAGTAATACTTCATCTACATTTTTATCCCAGTGTTTTAATAATGAAAAATAGCTAAAAATTAATAATTGAATACTTTTCATAATACCATTTAAATTAGATGGTTGATTTTCAATTAAAACATAATTAATATTTAATTTTAATTCTTCTAAAGAACCTACTATATTATCTAATTCATAAAATAATATTTCAGATATATTATTTAATCCATTTACATCTTTTTTTCTATCTGCTAAAGTTATTACACGCCAGTCTATGATTTCTAATTTTTCATTTGTTTTTTTTGAAATACATAAAGCGAGATTTTTAATTCCAATATCAAAACTAATAAAAAGCATAATAGTTTATTATAATTTATATTTAAATAAAAATAAATTATACTTGGCAAGATATGGTATTTTGATTATAAAATTCTGCTATTTTTTCTGCTGTTCTTGGGCCACTATATTTTATAACTTGTTCATCATCTTTTACAAATAAAATAGTTGGATAACCTGTTATTGGATTCCCTCCTTGTTTACGTTTTTCCATTTTAGAAGAACATTCGGGAGTACCATCTACATAATTAACCATTTTATCATCACCCATTCTGTCTCGTAATAATTTTAATTCACTTGGAACTTTTGTTCCATTAACGTTTAACATTTCATTACTATCCCCTTTAAATGCTTTACAATGACCACACCAATCGGCAGTATATATCTCTATTTTACAATTACAAGATGTAAAATTTTCATTAATTTGTTTATTAAATATAGTATATACAATTATAGATAATAATACAACAAATGTTAGTATCATAGCATACTTAATTATATTATTAAGTGTTTGTTTTTTCATTTAACTAATATTATCTAAGAAAATATTTTATTTATTTTTATTTTTTTCTTCCTGCCATAATTTAGCCGCTCTTGTTAATAGCTCCTTATTTTTAAGTTCAGGCTCTTCCTCTTTTAATTTAGTCATCGCATCTTTAATAAATAAGTTATACGCACTTGGATTTTTCTTTACAACATCCTTCTTTTTTTTAACACTTTTATAAGATGATTTTAATACATTAATTAATTCATTTAATTTATAATTATTATTTGCCATATCTACTTCTTCTACAAATCTATTAATAATGGTTTTAGTTATATTATTTTTATTTACTTTAACATCTTTTTCAATTTGTTCTTCTTTTGTGCTCATTATTTATTTTATTTATAATATTTAACTTTTATATATATTTTAATAGAAAAAAAATAGATAAAAATATTAGAATTAGACATTAAATGTCTTATAATCCCTTTTTTTCTTTAAAGGCTGAAAATTCAAATATAGCAAGTTTTTCTTCAACAGAAGAAGAAACGTATATATTACTAATAGCCAATGACATTAAAACAACAAATAGCGATGGAACTGTTAATAATAACGCAGGTAAAAGTAACTCTATATTAATTGGTGCGAATGTTATAGATGAAACAACTGATGAACATGAATTAACCATAAATGTAAATAATAATACTAATAAGAATTTAATAGCAAAATTTAATAATAATAATATCTTATTTAATGTTGATCTTTTATTGGATAGTAATATAATACCAAATAATTCATCTCAAAATATTGGTTCCGATGATAATAAATGGGGTACTATATATACTGAAAATATCATAGCAGATGGTGCCAATATTACAAATATAAATTTAAGTGATAAATCTACTGATGATTTAAGAGAATCACAAAATAATAGATATTATAAAACATCATATTTTGAACTTGATTTATACGAAAAATTAATAAATACTAGAAATATTGGTGATAAAATTACATTAGATAATATACAAGATGGTACAAGAACAAAAAAAATAATAGATGGATATTATAAAGGAACATTAGTAGTTGATAATATTATTATTAATGATTATAATCAAGAAAATCCAGCGTTCAATATACAATATAATATTAATGTAACAAATACAAATCAAATAAGTGAAGGAACTAATAATTTATATTTTACAAATGAAAGAGTTAACAATTTAATATATCATTCTAATCTAGTATTATCAAATGAAATTATAAATATATCAAATAATGTTATTAATTTAATTCCAAGTATAAATAATAATAGTAATGAAATAGTATTATTGAATGAAAAACTTAAAACAGAAGATAATAGATTACAAATAGAAATTAATGATAATCGAGCATATATAGATACAAATTTAGTAAGTATTTTTAGCACAACAGACTCTTTAACTGAAAATATAACAGCACAAAATACAAAAATTAATACTAAATTTAGTGATATTAATAGTAAAGTTGATAAAAAAATATCGGAATTAGAAACATTTAATTCTGAAACATTAGATGATATCAATGAATTAAGCAATATTGTTATTCAAGATATTGAAACTATTAAAAATATTTTAGAAACTAGCAACACTCATATAGAAAATATTGTTGAAGAAAATAATACTTTAATAAATACAGAAATAAATCATTTATCAAATTATGTATTAACTAACTCAAATCTATTATATTTACAATTTAATGAAATTAATAGTAATACTATTCAATATATAAATAATACTTCTAATTCATTAAAAAATATAATATATGATACATCAAATTTAGTTAAAGAGATTATTATTGAAAGTAACGAATTAGTAAGTGAAAAAATATATAGAACATCTAATAAATTATATGAAACAATAGAAAATAGTAACATAAAATTAACAGGATTAATTGAAAGTTGTAACGAAAATGTTAGTAATTACATAAATAAAATTGATATACTTACAAGTAATATAGAAAGAAAAGAAGATAATAGTTATGAAATTACAACAGATGTTTCAATTAATGGATTATTAACAACAAGTAATATAATTCCAAATATTGATAATATATATAGTTTAGGTACAAATCAAAATCGCTTTAGTAACTTATATTTAACAAATGATTTATATATAAACGATATTAATTTAATAAATTATATTCACGACAACTCTAATTATTTATTAAATCTTATATATGATACATCTAATTCGCTAAAAAATATTATTATAGAAAGTAACCAATTATTAAATGAAAAATTATATAGAACATCAAATAAATTATATGAAACAATAGAAAATAGTAACATAAAATTAACAGGATTAATTGAAAGTTGTAATGATAATATAAGTAATTACATAAATCAAATTTATATACTTACAAGTAACATAGAAAGAAAAGAAGATACTAGTTATGAAATTACAACAGATGTTTCAATTAATGGATTATTAACTATAAGTAATATAATTCCCAATATTGATAGTATATATAGTTTAGGTACAAATACTAAAAGATTTAGTAATTTATATTTAACAAATGATTTATATGTTAATAATATTAACTTATTAAACCATATTAATAATAATTCAAATATATTGAAAGATATTATATATGGAAGTAATAATGAACAGAATTATAATTTATATAGAGTATCAAATTTTTTACTTGATGTTATTGGTAAAAGTAATATAGATTTAAAAAAAAATATAGGCGATAATGATTCAAATATTTCAAACTATGTCAATATTTTAAAAAATACATTATCAAATCAAGATTTAGATATAAAAAAACTTTACGAATTTACTTCATCAAATAATTCAAATATTACATATGATTTAAATAATAGTATATTAAGTAATTACAATATAATTAGCAATATAAATGTTGATTTATTAAGTAATATTGATTTATTTAAAGAAGAAACTAATACAGTAATAAATAAATTTACCAATGTTTTTAATAGAATAACAAGTAATATTATACCAACTTTTGATCAATCATTAACTAATACAAAAATATTATTATTCAATACATCAAATAGTCTTAAATCTATTATAAATCAAAGTAACAATAAATTAATAAGTTTAGTAAATACTTGTAATGAAAATATAAGTAATTACGTAAACCGTATTGACATTTTAACATGTAATATTAAACACGACAGTCAAAATAACTATATTATAGATACTAATGTTACTTTAGACGGTTTATTAACAACAAGTAATATAATACCTAAAGAAGGTGATAAATTTAGTTTAGGAAGTGATCAAAAGCGTTTTAATAATTTATATTTAGATGGAAGTTTATTAATTAGTGATATTGATGTTATAAATCAAATAAATGCCAATTCTAACTTTTTAAAAACTGTAATTAAGGAAAGCAACTTAAAATTAACTAATTTAGTTGATAGTTGTAACAAAAATATTAGCAATTACGTAAATCGTATTGACGTTTTAACAAGTAATATTAGCAGAGATGATCAAAATAACTATATTATAGATACTAATGTTACTTTAGATGGTTTATTAACTAGCAGTAATATAATACCTAAAGAAGATAATAAATTTAGTTTAGGAAGTGATCAAAAGCGTTTTAATAATTTATATTTAGATGGAAGTTTATTAATTAGTGATATTGATGTTATAAATCAAATAAATGCCAATTCTAACTTTTTAAAAACTGTAATTAAGGAAAGCAACTTAAAATTAACTAATTTAGTTGATAGTTGTAACAAAAATATTAGCAATTACGTAAATCGTATTGACGTTTTAACAAGTAATATTAAACAAGACAGTCAAAATAACTATATTATAGATACTAATGTTATATTAGATGGTTTATTAACAATAAGTAATATAATACCTAAAGAAGATAATAAATTTAGTTTAGGAAGTGATCAAAAGCGTTTTAATAATTTATATTTAGATGGAAGTTTATTAATCGGTGATATTGATATTATAAATCAAATAAATACTAATTCTAACTTTTTAAAAAATGTAATTAATGAAAGCAACTTAATATTAACTAATTTTGTTGATAGTTGTAACCAAAATATTAGTAATTATGTAAATCGTATTGACGTTTTAACAAGTAATATTACGAGAGATGACCAAAATAACTATATTATAGATACTAATGTAGCATTAGAAGGTTTATTGACAACAAGTAATATAATACCTAAAGAAGATAATAAATATAGTTTAGGAAGTGATCAAAAGCGTTTCAATAATTTATATTTAGACGGAAGTTTATTAATAGGTGATATTGAAGTTATAAATCAAATAAATACCAATTCAAACTTTTTAAAAACTGTAATTAAAGAAAGCAACTTAATATTAATAAATTTAGTTAATAGTTGTAATGAAAATATTAGCAATTACGTAAATAGTATTGATATTAGAACCAGTAATATTGAAGTTTTAGCTAATAATAGTTATAAAATCAATACAGATGTTATAGTAAATGGTTTTTTGACAAGTAGTAATATATTACCAGAAAGTGATAATTTATATAATTTAGGTAATGATTCAAATCGTTTTAGCAATTTATATCTAAATGGCAAATTATTAATTGGAGAAGTAGACGTTATAAATCAAATAAATGCTAATTCAAATTTTTTGAAAGAGATTATTGGAGAAAGTAATCAAAGTTTAACAACATTGATAAGTAGTTGTAACGAAAATGTAAGCAATTACATAAATCAAATTGATATACGTACAAGTAATATCAAAGTATTAAGTGATGATAGTTATAAAATAGATACTAATCTTTTTGTAGATGGAAATTTAAAAGCAAGTAATTTAGAAATTATAGGAGAAACTACTTTAATTGATACAGAAACATATGTAGCCGAAAATATACATATTATTAATGATAAAGGCGATGGACCTGCTTTAAAAATAGATAATGATTTCGACGATATAAATATAATAGAAATAAATGCTTATAATGGTAAGGAGATAGTATTAAATAATGAAGGCAAATTGGGAATAGGTATTAGTAATCCTAATAAAGATTTAGATATAAATGGTGATGTAAATATAAATAGTAATTTATTTGTTAATAATATTTATTTAGAAAATATATTAAATATTGGTGATATTAAAATTGAAAATAATGATAGAATTTTAGATATCAAAGATACAAATGGTTACACTGGTATCAATATATCAAATCTAAATTTAATAAACAAAAATAACTATAAAACAAATATCATATTAGATGACAATAATGATATTATTATTAAAACGAAAGATGAAATAGATAATGATTATGTAAATAATATAATTTTGAAAACTAATTTAGATATAGAAGGAAATATTAATGTCAAAAATAATTTGGACATAGTAGGTGATTTAAATATTCAAGGATTAAATATAAATGATAAAATTACATTTGTTAATAGTATTAATAATATTACTTCAAACGAATTAGATAAATTAAAAAATATTGATACTAACATCAAAGAGGAATTTGATATTATAAAATTACAACATGATAGTTTTATTATACAAACTAATACTAATTTCAATAGTACATGTAATTATATTACTGGTATCATAAATTCATCTAATAATAATCTAAATATATCATTAAGCAGTAATGATAAAAATATTAGTAATTATTTAAACCGCATTGATATACGTACAAGTAATATTGAGTTATTAAGTGATAATAGTTATAAAATTAATACTGATATTGATATAAAAGGATTATTAACAGTAAGTAATTTGTTACCAAGTAGAAATGAGATATTTAATATTGGTTCAATAGATAAAAAATTTAATTCACTTTATTTGGGTAGTGATTTATTTATAAATAATGAAAGTATTACTGAAAAAATAATAAATATAGATGATAATATTAGTAATTATATAAATCGTATTGATGTTAGAACAAGTAATATTGAAGTTTTGAGCGATAATAGTTATCAAATTAATACAGATTTTATGATAAATGGTTTATTAAAAACTTGTAATATAATACCAGAAAGGAATGGTTTATATAATTTAGGAAATTATAGTAAGAGATATAATAATTTATATTTAGATGGAAAAATATTAATTGGAGAAGTAGATGTTATAAATCAGATAAGTGATAATTCAAATTTATTAAAAAAGGCCTTGTGGGAAAGTAATTTAATATTAACTAATTTAGTTGATAGTTGTAACAAAAATATAAGCAATTATGTAAATCGTGTTGATATTAGAACCAGTAATATTGAAGTTTTAAGCAATAATAGCTATAAAATTAATACAAATGTTATAGTAAATGGTTTATTAGAAACATGTAATATAGTTCCATGCGAAAATGGTTTATATAGTTTAGGAAATTATATTAATCGTTTTAGTAATTTATATTTAGACGGTAATTTATTAATTGGAGAAGTAGACGTTATAAATCAATTAAATATTAATTCAAACTTTTTAAAAGATATTATTGGAGAAAGTAATAAAGATTTAACTACACTAATACTTTATTGTAACGAAAATATAAGCAATTATATTAATAGCATAGATGTTAGAACAAGTAATATTCAAGTTTTAAGTGATAATAGCTATCAAATTAATACAGATTTTATGGTAAATGGTTTATTAAAAACTTGTAATATAATTCCTGATAAAAATGGTTTATATAGTTTAGGTAATTATAGTAATCGTTATAGTAATTTATATTTAGAGGGTAATTTATTAATAGGTGATATTGAAGTTATAAATCAAATAAATACCAATTCAAACTTTTTAAAAACTGTAATTAAAGAAAGCAACTTAATATTAACAAATTTAGTTAATAGTTGTAATGAAAATATTAGCAATTACGTAAATAGTATTGATATTAGAACCAGTAATATTGAAGTTTTAGCTAATAATAGTTATAAAATCAATACAGATGTTATAGTAAATGGTTTTTTGACAAGTAGTAATATATTACCAGAAAGTGATAATTTATATAATTTAGGTAATGATTCAAATCGTTTTAGCAATTTATATCTAAATGGCAAATTATTAATTGGAGAAGTAGACGTTATAAATCAAATAAATGCTAATTCAAATTTTTTGAAAGAGATTATTGGAGAAAGTAATCAAAGTTTAACAACATTGATAAGTAGTTGTAACGAAAATGTAAGCAATTACATAAATCAAATTAATATACTTACAAGTAATATAGAAAGAGAACATGACAATAGTTATAAAATTACTACAAACATTTCTATTAATGGATTATTAACAACAAATAATATAATACCTAATGATAATGATAAATTTAGTTTAGGTACTAACCAAAATCGTTTTAGTAATTTATATTTAACAAATGATTTATATATAAATGATATTAACTTATTAAACCATATTAACAATAATTCAAATATATTGAAAGATATTATAAATGGAAGTAATAATAAACAAAATAATAATTTATATAAAACATCAAATTTTTTAATAAGTGTTATTGCTAAAAGTAATATTGATTTAAATAAGATTATTACTGATAATGATAAAAATATTTCAAATTATGTAAATTATTTATCATCTCATATATATGCTAATAGTAATAATATAATAAATATATCAAATGAATTATATTTGTTTAAAGAAGAAATAGAAGGGGGTGTACAATTATTCAGAAATGAATTATTAGAAGATATAAATAAAAATTCTAATTTTATAGTTGAAACTTCAAATTATTTAATTGAACAAATCAAAAAAAATTATGACGAAGACACTTTATTATCTAATTTACTTGTTAAAAGTTCTAATTTTTTAATAAAAGAAATAGAAAAAAATACAGAAAGAGATAGAATACGTTCTAATTTATTTATAAACTCTAATATAATAATTACTACGTATATTAATAATACTAGTAATGATTTATACGATTTGATATTAGAAAATAATAGTGAAACAATAGATTTAATTAATCAAACTTCAAATAAAATAATAAAATATATAGAAACATTTGAACCAAAAAATGAAGATGTTGATGAATTGTTAATTAAAACAAGTAATATTGAATTGTTAGATGATAATACATATAAAATAAATACAGATATATTGATATCTGGATTATTAACTACAAATGATATAATAGCAAATTCTAATATTTATAACATAGGTAGTAAAGAAAATCCATTTAGTAATTTATATTTGTCAAATTTATATATAAATGATATTAACTTAATAGATAAAATAGATACAATTTATGATTATTTATTGAGAGTTATTAGTGACAGTAATGTTAATATCAATACAAAACTTAATGATACTTCTAACTTTTTATTAAAAGTTATTGGTGATAGTAATATCTTATTAAACAGTAATTTAAATTACACTTCTAACTTTTTATTAAAAGTTATACAAGATAGTAATGTAAATATTAATACAAAACTTAATGATACTTCTAACTTTTTATTAAAAGTTATTGGTGATAGTAATATCTTATTAAACAGTAATTTATATTACACTTCTAACTTTTTATTACGAGTTATAGAAGATAGTAATGTAAATATTAATACAAAACTTAATGATACTTCTAACTTTTTATTAAAAGTTATTGGTGATAGTAATGCCTTATTAAACAGTAATTTAAATTACACTTCAAACTTTTTATTACAAGTTATAGAAGATAGTAATATTAATATTAATACAAAACTTAATGATACTTCTAACTTTTTATTAAAAGTTATTGGTGATAGTAATGCCTTATTAAACAGTAATTTATATTACACTTCTAACTTTTTATTGCGAGTTATTGGTGATAGCAATAAATTATTAACAAGTTTAATATATACATGTAACGAATCAGTTAGTAATTATATTAATAAAATAGATGTTTTAACAAGTAATATTAAAAGAGAAAATGATAACAGTTATAAGATAGATACAGACTTATTTATAGAAGGAACTTTAAAAGCAAATAATTTAAAAATTATAGGTCAAACTACTATAATAGAAACAGAAACATATCAAACCGAGAACTTACTAATTGATAATACAGACGCAGATGGTCCATCATTAAAAATAAAACATCATGGAAATAGTAATATATTAGAGTTTGGATCAATAAATAATACAATTTATGATGAAAAATTAATATTAGACACAAATGGTATATTAACACTAAATGGTAGTTTAAATTTCAGCGGAAAAATAAATAATGTAACATCAAACACATTTAACTATATAAATAATTTAACCAAAGATGCACAACAACAATTAGATGATTTATCACATTATAATAATTTATTAGGAAAAGCAATTATATCAAGTAATGCCTTATTAAACAGTAATTTAAATTACACTTCTAACTTTTTATTAAAAGTTATCGAAGATAGTAATGCCTTATTAAACAGTAATTTAAATTACACTTCTAACTTTTTATTAAAAGTTATCGAATATAGTAATGTAAATATTAATACAAAACTTAATGATACTTCTAACTTTTTATTAAAAGTTATTGGTGATAGCAATGTCTTATTAAACAATAATTTATATTACACTTCTAACTTTTTATTACGAGTTATAGAAGATAGTAATATTAATATTAATACAAAACTTAATGATACTTCTAACTTTTTATTACAAGTTATTGGTGATAGCAATGTCTTATTAAACAGTAATTTATATTACACTTCTAACTTTTTATTACGAGTTATAGAAGATAGTAATGTAAATATTAATACAAAACTTAATGATACTTCTAACTT